GGCCAATGACACGTTGATTCAGCCGGCAGACGCGATCTACCTCCAGGTAGGCAAGGGGAACACCCACATTGCCTACATTCAAGGTACGGCGGCCGGTAAGGTCAACGTCCAAGCGCTGGACAACTCGTGATGCGGCAAGTCATCGAAAGCACCCCCGGCGTGCAGACGGTGGTCGCGCTGGAAGATGGGAACCTCGTCACCGGCACAGTGCAGGACTGCACGCCCATTGCCGAGTACGCCAAGGCGCGGCAGAACGAGGGCCTGCACGGCTCCAAGGACATGAAGCTAGCCGCCTCCATCCCGTTCGTGATGGTGGACAAGTATTGCACTGACCACGGCATCACGTTCGCCGACTTCCAGCGCGACAAGTCCCACATTCGGCACATGCTGACTGATCCGGCGCTGGCTCACTTCCGCATCTGGCCGGGGCGCATCTGATGGCACTGGGCACCTACTCCGATGTTCTGGCGGCGGTTGCTTCGTGGGCTGACCGCACCGACCTAACGGCCATCATCCCCGACTTTGTCGCCTTGGCTGAGGCGCGGATTGCGCGCGATCTGAGGCACCGAAAGCAGGTGACGGACACCACGCTGACCGCGACCGCCAATCTGCAATCGGTGTCGTTGCCGAGTGACTTCCTCGAAATCGAAAACCTAACCATCACCAGCGTTTCGCCGCAAGCCACGCTGTCCGTCATCACGCCGGAAATCATGGATCGGAAATTCCCGGCCGGGTGGTCTGTCGGCCAGCCGCAGTGCTACACGATCTTGGGTGACAAGCTCATCCTTGGCCCGACGCCTGACGCGGCTTACTCAATCGAACTGGACTACTACGCGCGGATTGCTGCGCTGTCGTCAACGCCGACGAATTGGCTTCTGACGGCCAACCCGATGGTGTACCTGGCCGGCGCCTTGTGCGAAGCCTGGATGTACCTCCAGAACCCGGACAACGTGGCCCTGTGGGATGCCCGATACCGGGCAGAGATCAAGCAAGTCCAAGACACCGACGACACCGCTTTGCGCAGTGGCTCGGGCATGCGCGTGCGCGCGCTCTAAGGGGAAATCATGCCAAACCGTAGCGGCACGCTCACCAGCTCACAAGGCTACCTGACGATTGACACCAGCCCGAATGACTCGCTGGCGATCACGGTCAACTCTGGCACGTACTCTGTGGAGTACCCGGTAGGAACGGCGATTGCGTCGGGCGCCTCCGCTTCTGCCGCCTATTCCGTGGGGGCGGGGCAGGCGCGCATCATCTCAAACGGGAGCCTGTCGTATGCACTGACTGACGGCAACGATGGCACGCCGCTGAGTGCAACTGAGGTCGCATCAACCCGAGCCCTGGTGTCAGGGGCTTGGAGTGCGCAGAACATGCCGCTGCCGGTGCATCTGCCGGTGCTGAGTCCTGAGCGCCATGTGGCGATGGCACCCATCGTGGTCGGCGGCCTGACCTGTAGCTATCAGGCAGGCGGCGAGCGAGGCCGGGGCATGATCCGGCTGTCCACGGCCGGTGCCATCACGTCCACCGCGCTCCGTCTGCCGCTGCCGCTGTCGGCCGAGTACGGCCAGCGCGCCCGGGTGTCTGGCCGCGTGCATCTGCGCGTGCGGTGCAGCGACTGGAGCCAGGTCACGCGCCTGTATGTCGGCCTCGGTCAGGGCGGTGCGGCCAACGACTACCACCTGCTCAAGATCGCAGAGGCCAACGTGACGCGCTGCGGAGCGACCGACCCGAATCAGTCGGCGGTGTGGAACAACACCTGGCGCACGATCATCGAGCACTCGGACAAAAAAATTGTCGTCAACTCACCCGCTGCGTGGGACAAGAGCACGCGCTATTTCGACACCGATGGGCTGATCTTCACGGTCACGACGGCGGGCGCCGTGACGCTCGAATTTGACCGCGTGTACTCGCCCGACTGGCCTGTCGGATACGTGGTCAATATCCTGGACGGGGCCTACAAATCTGCGCTCGATCTGGTCAAGCCGGCATTCGATCAGCGCGGTTGGAAATTCGGCGTGTCGGGCAACCGCGTGGACGGATCGACCTCGGGTGTCACCACCTACCCGACGCTGGCCACGCTGCGGGATGTGGCCGCCGCTGGCCATGATGTGTTTGCCCACGGCCACTATCTGAGCGGATCGACGCCTGTGCCGATGACCGCCGCCGTGACCGAGGCCGAGTCCCTGGAAATTCTGTCGTCGCAGCGGTCTGCCATCGGTGGGGCGCTGGGCGGCGCTGGCGCCAAGGGCATGCAGTGGCACCAATGGCTCACCAACACCGGCCGGTACGCAGACAGCAACATGGCTGGCCTGCTGCGATCCCTGGGCGTGCGTGCTGCGCGTGGTGACACCACCGATGCACAGTACGGCATCGACCCGTGGAGCCCCAAGAATTCGACCTGGGCCACCGCGCCAGCGACCGGCACCGGTGGCGTGCTGTGCGGCTACGTGTCGCACCGCGGGCCGATGAATCGCGCCTACATGGAGTGGTTCGGCGCTGCAACCCCGGCCGCCCGCGACACCTATGCCGGCAGCGCCTATGCCGCCACCATCGACTACGCGGCGAACTGTGCGGATGGCGTCGTGGGCTACACGCACAACATCGTCCCTTTCGACGGCACCAACCCGACCACGAACGATAGCGGCGCCAACTTTTGGCGCGACTACCTTGCCGTCCTCGATGCCAAGGTGGCGACCGGCAAGCTCGTGGTGCTGTCGCCGTCGCAACTTGAGCAGGCAACGTACTGGCGCGAGGGAGATGTCTACCTCTCTTGGGATGGTGAGTGGCGCAACCGCTCTGACAACAGCATCGCGTTCTAAATCCCAGCCCCTGCCGGTGAACCCAGGAATGACCCCGCTACTTGGCTTCCTCCCCGACGTTGACCCCGCAACCGCTGGGGCCATTACGGACTGTTCCAACGTCATCCCCTACGCAAACGGGATGCGTGGGGCGCCGCTACCTGTGGCTGTGGGTGGCATTCCTGCGCTTGCGGCTGAGTGCCGAAACGCTGCTGTAGCCACCAAGCTAGACGGCACTCGGCGCGTCATGGCTGGCACTTCGGCAAAGCTCTATGAACTGAGCGGCGGCGCATGGTCGGATGTGTCTCGCGGCGGCTCCTATTCGCTGGGGTCGGATGATCGGTGGGACTTCGTGCAGTTCGGCAATGCCACGTTGGCATCGAACAAAAGCACGACCATCCAGCGCTCCAACGGCTCGGGCGCATTCGCTGACATCGCCACGGCACCGAAGGCCAAGATCATCGAAAGCGCGGGCGGCTTTGTCCTGGCTTTTGACACGAACGACGGCACGTATGGGGACAGCCCGGATCGCTGGTGGTGCTGCGGCATCAACGACGAGACGACATGGACCCCGAGCCTGACCACGCAAGCCACGACCGGCCGGCTTGTCTCGGCGCCTGGCGCGATCACTGCGGCCAAGGCATTTGGCGATCAGGTGATGGTCTACAAAGACCGGGCAATCTACCTAGGGCGATACGTTGGCACGCCTTCGGTGTGGCAGTTCGACCAAATCCCCGGCGATGTGGGCTGCGTGGGGGTGGATGCTGTCACCGACATTGGCCCGGCGCAAATCTTCGTGAGCCGGGGCGATATCTTCTACTTCGACGGCACCCGGCCTGTGTCGATTGCGGAGGGCTCTGTTCGGCAGTGGTTCTACAACAACGCCTCGCAGCAGTACCTTTACAAGACGACGCTCATCCACGACAAGCAGGCAAACACTGTTTGGATGTACTACGTTTCAGCCGCGTCAACGACTGGCACGCTTGACAGTGCTTTGGTCTATCACCTCGGGCGAAAGCAGTGGGGTAAGGCGTCCGTGGCGATTGAATGCGCTATGAACTACGTGTCGGCTGGCGTGACCATCGACACCATGAGCGGCACGATTGACGGGCAGCTAGACATCCCGTTTGACTCTCAGTATTGGCTGGCTGGTGGGCGCATCACAACGGTGTTCACCACTGCCCACCAAATGAGCAGCATGACCGGCACGACCGGCGCTAGCTCCATGCTGCTTTTCGACGCGGGCGACGATCAGCAAGTAACCAAACTTACCCGGATGCGCGTTGGCTATCAGGCTGAGCCGACATCGGCCACCTGCACCGGCTTTGCTCGGATGGCGCGTGGCAAAAGCCTGGGGTCTGGCGGTTCGGGCTCCTACTCTGCGGGCAAGTTCGATATTCGGCAATCTGGTCGATTCCATCGCGTCCGGGTGGATGCGGTGGGCAATTGGACAGCCGCAGAGGTGGATTTTGATCTGGCAAAGGCGGGCCAGCGGTGAAGATCAATGAAGCCCCACAATTGGGAGACGGCCCGAACATGCGGATCGTTCTCGCTGAATGGATGCGCGCAACCGCAAAGAAACTCAATTCTCTTGCTGCGGGAAATCTCGCGGCATACGAAAATACGGGCACTGCGGCGCCGACTACGGGAACTTGGGCGCAGGGCGACTTTGTGAAGAACAGCGCGCCGAGTGAATTGGGTTCGGCTGGCTCAAAGTACATCGTCCAAGGGTGGACATGCACGGCGGGCGGAACTCCCGGCACATGGCTACAGGCCCGCACGCTGACAGGCAATTGATTCCTCAACTCCTAACGCTGAGAAGCGCCGGAGACAAACATGGCAGACGTAACGACTACTTCGAGTAGTTCCTATCCCGATTGGGCGCAGCCGTATGCCCTCGGTTTCCTCCAGCGAGCCCAGCAGGTAACGGACACCCCTTACCAGCAATACCAAGGCCCGCTCGTGGCCGACATGAACCAATACCAGACGCAAGCCCTCGGCGGCATTGCGAATCGGGCGGTTCAGGGCTCGCCGGTCATGTCGGCCGGCTCGCAGACGCTGCAAAACACGCTGAACGGGTCATACCTCAACGGCAATCCGTACCTGCAAAGCCAGATCGACAGCGCGCAGGGCGATCTTGTGCGGCAGTGGAACAACGTCGCCAAGCCGCAATGGGATACGTCAATGCAGCAATCGGGCAGCTTCGGAAACTCCGGGGTTGCTCAGGCGCAAGCGATGGCGCAGGAGGGATTGCAGCGCCAGCTAGGCAACATCGACACGACGATGCGCGGCAACGCGTACAACACCGAGCGCGGATTCCAAAACTCGGCCATGTCGCTGGCTCCGACCTATGCAAATCAGGACTACACCGACCTGAACAGCCTGCTCACGGCCGGCAACCAGGTTCAGACGCAGAACCAGAACCAAGCGACAGCGGGGTATCAGCAGTACCTCGACGCCCGCAACTACCCGACGAGTCAGCTACAAGCCTTTGGCTCCGCGCTTGGCTCTGCGGTTGGCAACCAGGGCACGCAAACCACGACGCAGCCTGGCGCCTCAACAGGTAGCCAGATCGTCGGCGGCGCATTGACCGGCGCCGGACTCTACAACCTGCTTTTCGGCGGCTGATATGGGGTTCAACCTCTCCAAGCTCCTGGCTCAGGCCGAGGGCATGAAGTCGATACAGCCGGTGGTTGCATCGTCTGGCCTGTTGGGGATCGGGCAAACGCCAGACATCAGCGGCGCACCATCGGCATACACCATCACGCCCGGTGAGGCTGTGGGCTCCGGCGATGCGCAATACTGGACGCAAGACACGTACACGCCGAACCAGGCATATCTGGACTACATCAACGCCCGCCAAGGCGCGGCGCCATCGGCTACGGCGCAATGGGTTCCAGCATCGTTCTACAACGCCGATTCGGCATCGGTGAATCCCGGCTCAAGCGGCAATCCTTGGGCCGTCTCTGGCGGCTTCTGGAACGAGCCCGACCCGGATGGGAGTGGCTGGGGATCGCAACTCAGCAGCGGCCTGAAGGACTTTGCGGCGAGCCCGGTGGCGCCAATCATCGCGGCGATGGTCACGGGCGGACTGTCGGGCCTTGGTGACGGTGCGGCGGGCGCTGCTGCGAGTGAGGGCTCCGGCCTGGCTGCCGCTGGAAACGCAGCAGCGGCCCCGATTTCCGTTGGCGCAGCGGATTTGTCTGCCCTGGCGATCCCGGCCGATCTGTCGGCGCAGGTTGCTGCGGCGGCTGGAAGTGGCGGCATCAATAGCGGCTTGCTCGCGGCGGCGCAGCAAGCGGCAGCGCCCATCACGGCAGGCGGTGCGGACTTCGGGCTTCTTGGCGCCATTCCCGCCGACCTGTCGGCCCAAGTGGCCGCAGCAGCCGGGGCGGGGGCTGGCGTTGGATCGGGTTTGGCCCAGGCCATGCAGCAGGCATCGCAGCCCATCACCGTCAGCGGCCTGACATCGGCCGAACAGGCGGCCATGATGAGCACGCCGCAGATTGGCGCAGCCAGCGCCGTCCCTTCCGTCTTCAATGCTGCCGCTGATTCTCAAGCCGCATCCAGCCAACTCGGCATCACCGGAAGCCAAGCCGCATCGGCGGCAACCGTGCCAACGACCGTGAACCTTGTCAACGCAGGCGGCACGATGGCGACTGCGGGCGGCCTGGCTGGCGCGACGAGCCAAGCCGCCCAGGCCCTGCGCGATGCCACGGCCTCTAGCGAGCTAGGCGGGACGGCGGCCAGCCAACTCGGCAGCCAAGCCGCTAGCGCCCTGTCTTCTGCTGGCTCCGGGATTGGGACGGCCGCTCAATGGCTCAAAGAGAACCCGACGCTCGGGCGCCTCCTGTTTGCCGGCGGATCGGCCCTGCTCAACACCTTGGGCTCCAGCTCCACCGGCTCCACCGGAACCAAGACCTACGGCGCCCCGGTGCAGTGGTCTAGCAGCCCGACCGCGCTGAATCAGGGCCTGCTCTCCGGCGGCTTGCTGG